GCCATTATTGACACTCGTTTGCATCAATGAAGTATTGTTCGCTATCTCTTCAAACTTAGCAATCATTCTGTTACAGTAATCGTTTGATGCTATATCATACGAGCTAATAAAAGTTAGATTTTTTACTTTGGTCATATCATTCATTGTGAAATCACCTTGTTATTTTTTAGCTCCATAAACTTAGAAAGCTCTAATAAATTTTGATTAGACTCATTAGCTTTTACCATCTCGTTTCTAAAAGATTCTATAGCACCGCCAGTTTGTCTAGCTTGCATAGCATTTTCTACTAACAACATAGGTAACCAAGCCATAGAACAAGCATACTCATCTATTTCTTTGCCATCATTTGGATTTGTACCTTTCATTTGTACAAACCATGCACACTTAAATTGTTTACATTTTTTAAAGTTATTAAGTGGGCAGTTGTCTTCTACTTGTATTTTCATACTAGTCCTTATTAGCTATAATAAAATCTACATAATTCACATTAATCGCCGCAGTTGATGCTCCAACTGCTAAGTTTCCAGATGTAACATTACCACTTAAGCTACCACTTAGATTATGACTGTGATTGTGAGCACCACCACCTCCAGTACTACCAGTATTATTAGTAGCATTAGGACCGCCAACACCACCATTAAAGTTATTAACAATACCCTCTTCTGGTGTTGTTAACGTAATAGTGTGACTATGACTTGGTATCTGACTAGTTGTTAATGTTGTATTAGCTATATTACCACTTACACTAACACTTAGATTACTTCCAGGAGCACCACTAACAGAACCACCAGCAACAGTTGCTCCTGATCCTAATGCAGTGCTAAATGCCACACTACCACCAGTACCAACAGTGCCAGTTACAATCCTAAGTGCTTTATCATTATGTGTTGTTTGCTTTGTCCAACCAGTAGGTGCAGATGTCTGCTGAAACAACATTGATGTACCTGATGGAAATGGTTCAGCATTACCTACTGCTGTTGTGACATAAGCTGTTGTTGCTAACTGTGTTGTGTTTGTTCCTGCACTGGCAGTCGGAGCAGTTGGAGTACCAGTAAGGTTTGCTTCTGGTATTGATAAATCTGTAAAAGCGTCAACAACTGCGGCTCCACTTCCTGCTCCGTCTAAATAAACAACTTTAGTTTCGCCAGTTAGTATTGTTACATTTGCACCACTACCTTGTGATATAATAATACTTTGTGATCCACTTGTTGCATTTTCAATTATATGAACTCTTTTTAAAGTATTTGGACCAATAGTGATAGTACAAGTAGAATCTAGTGTGCCAGTATATTTAATATACATGGCTCTACCTTCATCTGCCGAGCCATCTGCCACTGTCGTGGTGTGTGTGTCAGCATTTGTCGTTATGGCTTCTGTGCCAAAACCTAAAGCTTCACCTATCAGCTCAAGGTTTGTGTTTGTAGAAGTACCCCACGTTCCTGATTCATCACCAGTTGCAATCTCTTTTAACCTTAAATTATTAGTATATTCTGCCATTACGCTACCCTTTCAATCCAATTAGCTAGTTGATCTGGTTCTATTATTTCATATACATTTTCCGCACCAACTGAACTAGTTGCACTAACTCCAGTTAAAGCTACCACAGAAGTACCTGTTGTTGCAAGTATTCCTACAGAAATAGTTAAAGCAGATGAAGAGCCTTCTATGTTAGCATCTCCGATAACAGTTTCAGAGCCAAGTGAAGTTGTTCCAACAACTGTTGTAACTGGTGCTCCAGTAGTGGTTGTAATAAACTCATTACCAACTGTTGTTGTTCCAGCAACGCCAGTAGGTGAAACTAATGCAGTACCTACAACAGATTCATCACCAAAACTAACAGTGCCAGTTAATCCAGTTTCAGTTACTCTAGCACCAGCTCCTGCAAGTGCATCACCTAAACCAGTAGTTCCTACATTGCCAGTTACTGAAAAAACACCAGTTCCAGTGACTGTGACTGTTCCTACAGAACTAGTAGCTACAACGGCAGTTGGTACAATATCTTGACCAGGAATAGCGGCGACACCACCACCCCAAACTCCAGCACTCCAGCCATCATTACCCCAACCAGTCATAAAACCAACTGTGGCAGAGAGTCCAGTTACTCCAACAGTAATTGGTATTTTAGGAAGAACAGTCCCAAGGGCAGATGTAACAGATATACCAGTAACTGGGATTATAAAACTGGCAAAAGCAGTAACAGAGTTAACGGCTCCAGTAGCTTCTACACCACTAGGAGAAGCGGAAACATCAAGTTGACCGCCCCATCTATTTTGTCCATAGCCACCTTCACCCCAACCGATGTTAGCCATCGTAGGATCCTTATGCTATACGGATTATAGCGTTGTTTGCATCAGCAGTTGGAAACTGAATGGTAAATGTGCCAGATGTTGATGTTTTGTTAGATGTAAAATCTAAAACACAAACAGCTTTATTACTGTCAGAACTATTGTAAATCAAAGCTCCTATTGCAGTAATTGTTGCTGTTGTAAAACTTAAATCAGCAAAATCTGTAAACGCAGTTGCAGTAGAAGTAGATGAAGCAACAGAAGGGTCAACTCTCGTTAAAGAGCCACCACCAGTTGCATATGTTCCACTTGAAGCAACTTCACCAGTAGTAGTAAAAGCAGTAGTTCCAAAACCTAATGTTGCAGTTGTTGATGATTTACCACCACTACCCTCTGCATATAGTGCTAATTTAAAAGTATCTCCACCTGAGTTTTTAAAATTGTGTACTCCCTCCAACAACTCTTTTTTGAAAGAATTACACATTGCTTGTGCTATAGCCATATTAGAGTCTCCTTATATATTCAGCCATTTCTTTTTGACCGTTAGATCTTAAGATATGAACTATACTAGCTCGTTCTTCCTTTCTTGCCAAGAGCAAATAATGGTAGAGCACTTTTTTAAGATGTTCTCTAAATTGATTAGCTTGTTGTCTTATGTGTGGTGGAGCATCATTTGATATGCTGACTATCTTGTCTATGGCTAAATCTGCTATTTGTTCATTAGTTAGACCACCTTTATCTGATGTCATAACATTTACTTTTCCAGCTTGTGACACACCTATATTAAACATTTATTTCTCCTCATATGTAACTCCAGGAATATCTTCACGCCCAACAATATTAGGCATATTATCAATAGGTTCTGGAGGGCTAAGTTTAGATTTTTTGGTAATTAACATACTACCTTGTGTGACTGTAGAAACTATAGGGTCTTCTAATCTATGGTAACCATATAGTTTTTGTTCATCAGGCACATTAGTATCAAGTAAACTTGAGCTGTTTGCTATTTTTATTTTTATACCTTTTGATATAGCTATAGCTAACCAAAATTCACAACACGCTCTTCCTGCCTCAGCAAAATTTACATTCTTATGAGTAAAATCTATACCGTATAAATGAAACTCCTCAACTTCTGTTGCAATGCCATAAGCTAAAGCATAAGCGACAGTATTGTTTAAATAAGCATATTTTGTTTTTTGTAATACATCTTTGAGAGGATACTCAATTACATCAGGACATCTTTCATCTAGCACACAAGAAAAAATAGGCGTATCTAGTTTTACTTTCAGTCTTTCAGCCATAACATTTGTTTGTTGTCCAGCATTAGGTGTATCTAAAAACCTAGATGGAGGATCCATCATAAAACATTTGTCATGAAAAATTACAGCAGACATAGAGTTTATAGCCCATGTCTCATCAAACTTTTCGCTTCTAATAGAAGCTAAAATGTATTCGCTAAAACTATTACCCAAACCGACAATAGCCACGCTTTTAATTTTACTCATGTTTGTCTTTGTCTAACCAAACCTTCTCGATAAGAATCAGAATAATTTCTACCTTCTGCATAATTCTTTAATCGTGCGAGAGATTCTAAGAATCTACCGTTATATAAATCTAATATATCTTTTTCGCCCTTCATAAAAGTATATGCTTCAACTAAAGTACCATATAGTAAAGCATCAGGGGCGTTTGTACTTATCCAAGTTGTTCCATTTGGATCTGTTGTTAATGAAGTTGGTCTGTAATAATAATGTAATTCTACGGCAAAGTCAGCATTTGGAGTGGGTGCAAGTATAAAATTACTTACATCAAATTGTGCATAATATTTAGGTGTACCAGTCACTGTGGGGTCAGGTTGATATTCTTGTATAAAATTAACATCTTTTTGTAAAAGAAATATATTACTACCACTACTAACAAGGGATAAGGAAAAAGTAGCTAAATAATCTACTGGTTTCTGTAAAAATTTATTGCCAGTGGTTGCTGTACCTTCTACATTTTTTCTAAAATAATCTAGATCAACTGTTTTAAAAATACGCTCTTCTGCGTTTTTAATAAAGAAATCAAGCTCATTTACAAAAGTTGTTTCGTTGTTTTCTGTCCAGTCTTGGACTGATTGTTTTAATGTTGTTAAAGTAAAACTCATGATACACTCACCGTTACTGTTCCTAATGACATAGTTGCACTAAAGGTAGTTAATTCAGCACCAAGTATACCCTTATCAGTGTTGGTGTATATAATAAATTTACTGTTATCATCTATTTCTTGTGGTCGTGGTTGATGTAAAGCTTGTGGCTCAAAAGGAGGCTTTCTAGGTGTAAGTTGTGGGTGCTTACGTTCATATTCAGACCTATGAACTAAATTACCATTCCATTCCATAACTCTTTCGCGATAAGGAAAAGCAAAACCAGACCTATCTGATATAAACTTTGATTTTTTTCCTAATGCAAACCTACTCATACAAAACCATAATATGTACTACTCGGGGTTAATGATAAATTAGAACGATCTCTATCTTCAGCAGATGCTCTTTCAAACTCTTCTTCATACATAGCTTTTAAAAGTTGAACACGTTCAGGTGCTTTTTTCATAGCAAGATAATATGCTAATCCAGCGGTCAAACAAGGATAAAACCTAAATGGTACTTCCATAGTGTTTTTTGCTGTATCTGCATCTTGTATTCTTGTTAAAGCATCATAAACAAAAATATCTGTACTGTTTTCTGGAGTAGCCCACAACTTTAGTTTTGGTGTTATTTGCCTATCTAAAAAATATTGACTTGGTCTTCCAGTTGTAGATTTGGTAGGTATATTTAAATACTGATCTCTGCCTATTCTACTGATAGAAAAATCGGTGCTACCTCTTCTAATAACAGCGTTCAAAACATCAATTAAATCTGTATCTAACGTATACTCTGCAGTACCTGAAGTTAAAGTTTGCGTTCTTTGTTCAATAGTCCATTGATTTAATCCTCTATTAGCCCAATCAGCTAAAAGAATATTTATTGATCTTTTTGCTGTTTGTATGTCATAGCCAGTTCGCACTTCTAAGCCACAACGCTCAAAAGCTTCTTCAATATACTCAGCTACATCTAGCTCAAAGTTTGTAGAGGATGAAGTTGTCATTAACTATATGGACCTTTTACAACCTTGCCACCAGTAGCGAAGCTTTTCTTTTTCATAGCACTACCACCGACTGCATAGCTCTTCTTTTTCATAGCACCACCACCCATCATTTTTTCTTTGTCGTTAGTAGCACCACCTACTGCATAGCTCTTCTTTTTCATCATTCTTTATTCTCCTTATAAAGATTATTAAATGTTACATCGGGATCCATATACTGTTCATGTTCCTCTGCATTATGAGTCCATTGACTCGGTTTAAAATCGGGAGCTCCCTCTCCAGTTTCCCAGAGTGCAGGGGAAGTTACTCTAACCCTGTTATTTGGCAAGGCAACAATGTTACCCGTCCAGTTATCAGCCTTAATTAGTTGAATGATATGGCTCTGCTTATGCTGAGCTGGATCATCAGCTAAATCAGACTGACTGTAATCTATTGTAAATAAATATTTTCCGATATGCAACTTATTATCTATTTTACATACCCATGGACTAACACTTACATAATCTAACTTAACAACACTGTGGTAATGAGAACTACAATCCCAAGGTTGTGCAAAGCGTGGGTGCATTATATCTGGCATGGTGTCAAGTGGTATGTCTGCTACCAATGCAGTCAGTGGCATTCTAGCCCACATTGCACCACCATGAACATTTGTTTCATCTGTGCCATCAACTTCACAACCAGTAAAAACTACCTGAAAACCTAGTGTTCTATCAGGCATGGTAGTAACTGCAAAAGCATGAGCATGTATAAACTCACCTCTATATTGTTCATGATTATGGGTAAACTCTTTACGCACCCAACATTTAAAGAATGGAATATTACTAACTAAATAAGGCATTAAGCTTTTTTCTTTGTTGTAGTCTTTTTCTTAGGTTTTTTGCCTTTACCAAAAATATGAGCATCTACTTTCGCCGCTTTACCTCCAGTTAGCACAGAGTTTACACGAGCCATAGCCCATTGGTTTGGTGTTGTTCCAGGACGGTGTCCAGTTTTATAAGCCGCGAGACCTTTGTTGTAGACTTGTCGTAACTGTCCTGCTGTTACTTTTTTACCTTTAGCCCTAGCCTTTTTAGCCTTTTCAGCTAGTGATTTACTTACGTTTGCGGACATTTTTCTTACCCCCTTTTTTCATTGTTGCACCTTTAATAATATCACCACGAGTTATTTTATTAAAAGGGGGGCTTAATGAAGCAAGTTTCTTTTGTTTAGGTGTAAGCTTTTTTGTCATTTCTTTTTTCCTCCATACATTTTTCTAAATTTTTTAGTATAAACGGATTCCTTAGTTTTTATACGTTTGCCCTTTTTAAAATCTGTACTAAATTTATATGCAGACGGGTCGTTGTCTGCTTTAGGTGCATTACGTTGTATTTCTTTACGTCTTTTTGCTTTGTCCGTTGAAGACAAACCTTTTAAATATTTAGGGGGTATCTTACGTTTAGTTTTCTTTTTGGCAGGAGGTTTACTTATTTGTTTTGACATTTGACCTCTTGATATAGCCATTTAAACCAACTTATGTAAAAAAGGAGTTACAACAATTAAAATAGCTAACCCCCAAACTTTAATATCTAATTTATCGAGGCTTTTTTCTATTTTTTCATATCGTTTGTTACACTCTGATTCATGCTTTTCTAATAATTTTAATACGTCGTCTGCTTTCATTACCATGCCTTACAAGACCAATATCTTGCACTAAACTTGTCCTTAGCTGTAGCACAATTATGTCTTGCCCTAAAAGATTTTCTACGTCCTGGTTGATCTTTTTTAATAGTCATATTTGGGTCACCAAACCTAACAAGTTTAATTTGACTACCTTTTTTAGCTAACACTGCTGATTTTTTAGGACCTCCAGGAGTACGTTTTGGTTTATTATATCCAGGAAAAGTCTCCCCTCGGTAAGTAATCCTACCTGAGGGGGTTCTTTTAACGTCCTTAGTTGTAGCCATTAACTATATTCCTTAGCCACTTGTATTATCACTGTATAGGTATCACCACTAGCGTGTCCTACTGTAGTAAATTGTATATCGCCAGTTTTACCTGATCCAGCATTATTTGGTAAACCACCAAAAGTTGTGTAATCATGATAACCACTTTGGTTTTCACCTAACTCAATACAAAAAACATCACTAGTAGCATCAAACAATAACTGTACTTTCATACCGTTACATTGCCACCATATTTTTTGTATGGTGGCTCCAGTACAATTCTGACCAAGAGAATTATTAGATAAGGCACTTACATCTACCTTTGTAACAGCACTTTCGCCACTTCCGTCAGAGACGTTTGTAAACTTTAATACTGCTGTTTTACTACCATCTATAATGGTTTGTGAGGTTACTGCATCTGCCATATAAGCCTCCTATTATTGATCAGCAAAAGCTGGAGCAGTCGCTGAAGTCACATTACCAAATATTTGATAGTTTGTTGTGTTTAAACCCATAACAGTAATATCAAATCCAGCAGGAACATTTAATTGTATACTACTGTTTGAGCTACCATTTGAAAAAACAGAACTTATAGCATTGTCAGAATCTAAAAATGTAACACCACCAATATAAAAATTTGTATTTCCTGGAGTAATTATTAGTGCATCTGTACCATCTGCGGCTCCTCCAGCATAAACAAATCTAAACATAGATCCAGCTATAGGTGCTGGAAGTGTGTATGTATTGTCTTGACTGCCATCTGGTACAAGTAAAATTCTACCACTATGAGTAGCATTTGTAAGTGTTACGTTGCCATCAGATAAACTTACTGGACCATCACCAAAGGTTGCTACCTCTGTAATAGTACCAGTTGTCGCATTTTTACTTATTGTTTTGATTGTGCTTTCAGATCTAATAGGACCTGAAAAAGTTGTATTAGCCATATTAATCTCCTTGTCTTGGCTTTGTCGGGTTTATTCCCGTCAAGGTATAAAAACTATAACATAAAAAAAGAGCGACTGTAAAGTCGCTCTTTAACCTTCAAGGGGATCCTTGAATTAAGCTCCTGGAGAGCCAAACACGCAACGAGGATCTGATACGCCAAAGCTGTATCTTTCTCTCGCTTTATATCTAACATTGCCAGTATCAAAATCGCCTTCCATTGATGTAGCAATCGCCGCTCTTTCAAAGTGCTTAAAGCCATTTGGTGAGTCAGTTTTAATGAAAAATGCGTCTGTGTCTGTAAGGAAGTGGTTAACCACATAACCTTCAGGTAACATACCCATGTTTCTAATTGCATTAACATCATTGTCTGCAGTTGCTGGACGCATGTTACTTGCCATTAATCTTTCAGCTACAAACTGTAGATTAACTGGAATAATTAACTTACGACCCATTAAAGCGATTTTTAAACCTCTTTCATCAATAAAACCTGAGATGTCAATTAATGACTGTTCTAATGATGTTTCGTTTAAGTCCGCCGCTGTTGTCAACTCGTTTCTGAAGTTACCACCTCCAGCAGTTGGGTGATCAGTAGCACAAAGCTCCTTACCATCTCCAAAAGTGAAGTTACTATCAAAAGCGTTGTTTAACACACTCGCCGCTTTAACTTGCTTTGTATTAGACATAGATCTTGCAAGTGCTCTTGTATATCTGCTTGAAAGTCTATCATAGAGGTTGTCCTCAATAGCTTCTTCAGTTATAGCAAAAGCCAAAGCGATTGTTTCATGTGTGTAACGAGCAGTAAATGATTCGTTTGCAGTATCAAAAGATACGGCGGCTCCTTCAGCCTTTTCAGGAGCTGTTCCAAATCCTGCTAACATTACCTCTTCTTCAAAAGCTCTGTCAGAAGTTTCTGTGTCATAAATTTCGGCATGTTCATTATCATACCTGTCGTACTCCAACCCGAATAAAGCATTCAATCCTGGCTCTAATTCTTTAAGGAGTTGTGATCTTGCAATAGCCATTATACCCTCCTATAGACCAGTAGTTGCAGTATGAAACGGTAAATTAAGTTTTACCAAAAAGATAACTCCAGCTGATGTAACATCAATATCATTAAAATCATCTTTGATTCCAATAATTCTAAAGTTGTCTGTTGCTGTAGTTGCTCCTGCACTTGCCACAGAAAGTTCACCAATAGATTTACCAGTAGAACCATTCTCTGAACCAAATCCAGTACCTTCTGCATTAGAGTGTACTAGAGCTTGTGCAGTCGCCGCATTTGTTAAGGAAGCATCCGCTTGAATCTCATACACTTGGTGAGGGTTGTCAAAAACATGAACCGTCGCCTCTGTGCCTGATTTGATTGAAGCTGTTCCAGGGTAATGATTGTCAAAACGAGGTTTCCCGTCTAAATCAATATATTCACATCCGTTCATAACGCCTAAGATTGCTACACTTCCACCGTCTGCCGCTGAAACGTCGACTAGTCCATTTGTTAATGGAATGACCATGTCGCCTTGAAAAATCTGGCTAGATGATCCTGCTGTCGCCGCTGTTTGTACTTTGTACTTTGTCAGCCCGTTTGAGTTTGGTGCAGAACCTAACATGTTATGAGGACGTAAACCAAAAGGGGCATCAATATTTGTAGCCATTTTTGTCTCCTATTTACATATATTAAGGTTATTCAGAGCCATTTGCTTTAGCTCCAAAGGTTACACGACTTTGCCGTTCTGGTTTAAGGATCGGCATACTTGGGTGTTGTTCTCTCATCATATCATTATCGACAGCATCCATTTGATCGGATGTTTTTTGTTGAAAATAAGCTTGTCGTTCATTCCTTGACTCAAGAGGAAATCTTGCGAGTACTAGACCACCCACACCAATAACTCCAGCGTGTTTTCCGTCCTGGATTGTCGGTGCCTCAAAATCTGGGTACTCATCAGCTCTAACTAGGTCAAATCCCTCACGGATTCTGGCAGAAAGATTTTTAACATCATCAAAACCCATAACAGATGTACGGATCCAACGATGTACAAATCCCTCTGGAGCTGGGGGTGCATCTAAAGTAGATGGTGGTTTCCAAGGTGCTCTACGAGTTGTTTTTTCTCTAGTCGCCTCGGTGCGTGGTTTACGGTCTGACATATTGTCTCCTTCACGTTGTAGCTAGATTTTGTTTTTGTCTAGCGTATTGCTCTAATGATACACCAAGTTTCTTGGCGATTGCAACCTCTGATTTTGTTAAAGTCACTTTTTTAGGATTTTTTGCTCCAGAAGACCTTGTAGCAGGAGCTACTGGGGTATTAACAAAGGTGCTTTGAGGTGTGTTTCCCACAAATTTGTGAGGAAAAGCTTCCCTAATCTTTTGATCAATTGTGGTGTAATACTCATCTGTTAGAGCATACTGTTCACCATATTGTTTAATTAAATCATTATGGATACTAAACGCAGTTAATGTCATTGGGTCATCAGATCCAAACCATGTATTTTTTTCAGCCCATGCCTGAGCTTTAGGGTGAACTGGTTTAGGAGCTTGTTGTGGAGCTTGTTGTGCTTCTGGCTGTTGTTCTACAAGTTTAGCTTGTTGTTCTCTAGTAACTTTTGCTTTGTTTAGCTCTCCAGCTTCAACAGCTAATCTAGCTAAATCTTTATTTATATTCACCTGAGCATCAACATCTCCAGCAGATATAGCTTCAGCAAGTTTTGTTTTTAAAGTTGCCTCTTCGCTTGAAACACGAGCATCATATTCTTTTAAGTAAGAATCATCAATAGTTTTTGAGCGTTCGTGGAGTTGTTTGTTTTCTTTTTGTAAGCCTTGTGCGTATTCAATCGCCGCTTTTTCTCTACGCTCAGCCTCACGTATCTTATAAGTCATCTCTTCGATACGTGCTCTTACCTTTTTACTGTAACCGTCTAGCCCTTTTGCTTCTTCAGTTTCAGGCTCTTTGGTGTCTTCGACTTCCTCAACTTTAACTTCTTCTTTGGTTTCTTGTAAGTCAACTTCAACTTCTTCATTGTCAACCTCTAATGGTAACTCTTCTTGTTTTTGTGCTTCTGCCATTATACTCTCCTATGTATGCAAAATGTCTTCAGGGTTATTTATAGTAGCTAATATTTCATCATCGTTTAATAATCTAACTTCACCACCATCTATTTTAAATCTACTTCCTGCATAACGACCGAATATTACCCAGTCTTTTTCCTTACACCATGGATTGTATGTATCTCCAAATTTTTCTTTGTCTTTAAATGCAAGAGGACCGATTTTTAGAACATATCCACATACTGTAGCTAAAGCTTCTCGCTCTACAGCCTGATCGGGTATAAAAACACCACCTTCAGTTTTGCCTTTACCTTTGTAGGGTAATATCAAAACTCGCCAACCAGTAGGCTCAGGCATTTTTCCTAATTCTGAGTGGGAAGGTTCTGTTTGTTTTTCGGGGGTTTCTTGTTTTGTTACTTCTTGGTATTTTTTAGCTAATCTTCTAGGTACTATTAATTTACTCATATTCCACCTTTTTGAGCAAGAGTTTGACCTCTTGTTGTAATGTTGCAAGTTCTGAGAGTCTAGCCCTCGCTTCCTTGTAGGCTTCAAAGTTATCTACGTTACCATGTAACAGTTGTTCTTCTAAACTTCGTTGCCTGTCTTTTAGAATATTAACTATTCTATCATAAATGTAAAGATCCATTTATTTTTTTACTTTTTTCTCTTTTTGTTTTTTAAGGGTGGTTTTCCCCTTTTTGGCGATACGGGCTTGTTCTGGCTTCCCTGCGAACTTTGACCTTTGCTCAACGACGGTGAGGATTTGGATTTTTCTGGCATAGGGCTTTTTAATTTTTTTAACTTTTGCCACAGTTTTTCTAGCATCTGCTGGAGTTGCATACTTAATGCTGACAGTATCTTTGGGGTTTTCATCTGTATATAATCTCCTTCCACTACCTTTAGGTTTTTTACCAGTGCCAACTTTAGGATCTTTTGTTTTTCTTTTTGCCATTTTTTACTATACTCTTTAATGTTTTTGCTTGTCCTGCATGAGCTTTTGAAGCTTTTTGCAGTTTATTTGCTACTTTGAGTATTTTACGTTTCATTATGTCCTCTTAGTTTTTTTAGCAGATGCAAAATGTTTAGCCGTTGGTCTACCTTTTTGTCCAGGCTTACGCATTTTTTCACCACTTCCAGCTTTAATTCTTTTACGTTTTGCATGTATGTTTTTATATAAACTCATTTTTTCATATTTTCTCTAGCAATACCTTTTGATTTTTCAAAACTACGCATACCCCCTAAACCTAATAAAGATAAAGTCAAAGTCATTAGTTCACCAGTGTTAAGTTCTGGTAAAACTACTTCGGGAGCCCAAACACTAGTAGCCCACTCTGCGATAGGCATAATAAAAAATTGTGTAAATAACCCCAAAGCACAAATCCACATTATGGCTGGACGAGCTCCTGCAACAAAAAGACTAGGGTGCTTTGCTTGTTGAACATTAGCCTCTATTTGCCCTTTAGCTAATTCTTGTGCATGTTTCTGTGCCATTGTAGCAAGATCATGAGCTAATTTATTTTTTACATCTTTGTCTTCAATAAATTTACCAAGTAAATTACTTACTGGACCTATTAACGCTGTCAACATTAGAACACCTCTACTTTGTTTTTATCGATCTTAACCAGTTTACAGTAACATGAGTATCTTTTTTCATCTTCACCAATGAACACTGTTTGTCCAGTCAATGCTTTTTTAAAATAATTACAAGTATTTACGTTTTCAAAATGTAACATTCCTGCTTGTACTCCAGCTAAGTAACACATTAACAAAAAGGCGGGACTCACTTAACCCCTTTGAATTTTATACCTTGCGTCGCCGCTCCACCACCACGACTTACCATGCCTCTTGCTTCTCTATCAGCACGATTATCTCTAGCTTTCATTTGCCCCATGAGTGCTCCGCCTCCAGCAAATTTTCTTACTTGTTGGGTTGTAGGTCTGAGTCTATTAGTTCCAGCCATACCACCCATCATCTTCATATCTTTGAGCATATCTTTTTCATCATCACTCAAAACCCCAGTTTGAAAATCTTCTTGTTCGAGTAACTCTTTAAGCTCCTCATACTTTTCACTTCCAGGATCTAAACCTTCTAGTAAAGACATAAGTTGTTTTTTTCTGCTCATTTTATTCTCCTTATCCTAAGTTTCTAAATAAACTACCTAATCCTAAATCTTTATTTGGCAAGTCATACCTAAATTGCATTCTTGGTTGAAACTCTTGTTCTTGGGGGTTATAAACATTTCCCGCATCGAAATTTAAACCCTCAGGTAAAATAGATCGAATAGTAGGTGCTCCAAGTTCCAAAGCTTTACCTATCGCTCCCGGACTAGTTAACATATTCTGGACATCTTTTAAATCAAAAGCTGTTTGTGTTACTTGGGGTAGATTACGATTAGTGTTTTCCATTCCAGCCAACATAGCTTTAGTATAATCAGGTAAATCCGCACGATTAATTGTTTCCATAATTCCAGCATCAGACTTTTTTTCTGGTGTAAAAGTTTCTTCTAAAAAGCCTTTACCTTTGTCGTAAGCATCCATACCTTTATTTATAAGATTTGTTATAATTCCAGTAGGGCTTATATCACGCAATCCTTGAATTATAGGAGGCAAAGTTTCTTGTAAAAATCTTTCGCCTTGTGAAAAATACATAGTACCATCTTCGCCACGGATCTGTGGTTGCAAGTATGATGGTCTCGCCAAATCAGCTGTACCTTGAAATTTATCAGCTCCAAAATAATTTCCAGCTACAAGATTTCCTGGTTGAAGTCCTCGTGACATATTAAAAGCTTGTGCAAATAAAGGGTCGTAATTTACACTCCCTCTTATGTTTGATCTATTACCAACATTAGCTAAAACATTTCGTATTGCTTCTTCAGATTGATTGTCTGCTACTGTTTGAGCTCTATTATCATCATAACTATATTGTGCATCAGCTAAACTATCAATTCCTGATGGACCATAATCATCAGCTCCGCCAAATAATTCGCTCATCCTTGATTCCTTTGTGAAGCTATAAACCTAGCGTTTTGTGCTCGCATATTAGCTATATCCTCAGTTGTGTTGATACGATCTTTTTGTATCAAGGTATTTGCTTGTAGCTTTTGTTTATTTAGTTCAAGTTGCTCTGCATCAGTTCTAGCTTGATTCATTGCTTCTTGTTCTTTTATTTGTAATTCTTTTGCTTTTAAGTCAACCAATGGGTCGCTCTGTTGTCCACCTAGCACCTGAGCTTCTAATTCAAAATATTGTTTTGTAAGTTCTGCTTCTATTTGCGACAACCTAGCTTGTGCCATAGCTGGATCCATTTGTTGTTGTTGTGCTTCCATTTGTATTTGCATACTAGCTTTTAACCCAATATGTTCAAATATATGTTGTTGTAATATATTAATCATGGCTGGATTACTTCTTACAGATATACTACCCATATACGCTAAATGGGTTGATATATGTGCATCATGGTTTTGTTCTGGAAAAGCTTTTAATTGCATTTGTCCACCTATTACTGACATAACTTTACCATTCTCTATAACTGCATTCATGGGTTGTGGTT